GGAAACTGCATTATATATTTGTGATTGGATTGTTTGCGGCATCCGGTCAAATGTCATGTCGATCGAATAGGCGAGCCACGCCCATGATTCCTTGACTGAGGTGATACGCACGTCTCGCGCGACGTCGTACACTTCCAGCGTGGCGATGTCCCCGAGGTCGTAGTCTGTGCCGTATACAAGCGGGCTGTATGCCAGCGGCGCGCCATCGGCGGTGATTATGGTCGAAAGCTCTTCAAGTTTTTGAGCGCCGCGGGTGTCGAGCTCGCCGGTTGTCGGGAGGTCGCGGGCGTCAACAAACATTTCGCGGCGGTCAAGGTCAGTCGGCTCGGTTGCGCCAGCGTACACTTCGCGGATGACGCGCGCCGTGCCTTCGCCCTGCCCGGCTACCACGGCAAGATTCCGATAGTTCGAATCATTGTCGTCAAGCGTGGCCGATTTTAGCGTGTCGTAGTCGGTTGAAAAAATGGCGCGCGGGTTGACGCTTTGGCTTGCTGATCGGTCGAGCCCTTGCGCTGTTTGAAATCTGAATTTCTTGTTTGTCAAATCAAGGTACATATAAAACCCGGTGCCGGTTGCCAGCGAGCACGCGGAACACTCGCCGAGAACGGTTGAGGTGTAGCGGGTTTTAAGCAAGTACGTCGATCCGAGATCGGCGTCCGTGTCGATTTCAAGCAGCGAGAACTTGCGCGAAGCGTCGGCATCGGTTGGCCCGCCGTTTTGACTTACAAGCGTTTTCATGACGGTTTCGGCGGAATTGTTTATGGTATAGTACTCATCTCCTGAAAGCGGCGGCACGATACGCCAGCCTAGAATTCCCTTGAGTTCAACCCCGGACGCGGTGACAATCTGCGAGCCCTTGCCGGTCTGCCCGATGGCTTTCGATACCTTCGTGATGATGCCGACCTTCTTCGTGTTCTTATCGAACATGACGATGCGCCCGCGCTGGAGGTCTGCCGCATGCGTGGTGTTGTAATTCGTCTGAATCGAGAAGTCGCCGCAACCGGACCAGTCTCGCTTAAAATACGCGTTCGCGTAGTCGTCGAGTTCCGTGACAAGGTTCAGACTTGCGTCAAATATTCGGATTGGGTTTTGGCTCATAATCCCGAATACCTTTCGGTAAACTCAAGAGTGGCCACGGCGGTTGACAGCACGGCGTCATCCTCGTAATAAATCACGGTTGCGTCGGCTGGAATTGGAATGCCGGGATTATCGTAAAGATATTTTACTTCCTCCGCACTCAGCTCACGGTTGTAGATGCGGGGTTCGTCGATGATACCAGACGTAGAACCTAGGGCCCCCCTACCCAAATATGTTGGAGTCACCGTATTGAATGGTATGGATGTGGCCATTGATGGATTAGACACTAAAATTCCGTTTTTGTAAAAAGTTATTATATTAGAACTAAAATTAAGGGTTATGTCAATTTTTACCCAAGAACCATTAACAAAAATTCCGCCCCCTAAAGCCGTTACTATTCCTGTGGTACCGTTACTCGTTACTACAGATAATTGGTCATTCCCTCTCCTTAAACTTAGTCTGCCTTGTATGTAAGTTGCATACTGTTCTAATATATCTTTGTTTTCGTCAGCCATGGGATAATACCAAAGAGATATATGGAATACCGTAGTAATGCTAATGTTCAAAAATTGTACATAATCATTCACCCCATCAAACGCCAGCGCCTTGCCAGAGATACCATCAACCGGAGTCGCGCCGTAAATGGTGCCGTGATTGCCATTGCCGGAATTGTCGATTAAAGAGTTAGGGAGGTATGCACCGGTGCCGATGTAAACCCAGTCTATTGCAAAATAATCACCAGCCGTAGCGCCTATGGCAGTATCGATATATATGCGATTATCAGTTGATCCAGACGCAAGATACAAATCAATCAATACCGGAACGCCAGCTACAACGGAGGGCGAACCAATTATTGGGTATGTTGATCCAGTATAATATTTAAAATTTATAGTTGTACTTCTGTTGGCAATTATTTTTACTCTTATTGTTTTTCCATTTAATGCTGAAACTATTTTGCTTGCCCCGTATAGAGTACTTGTGGAAGCTGTAACTTTTAGTTTCCCATCACTTACAGATAGCGAAGAATTGTTTGTAATCCATGAATCCACCGTCGCCCACGCATCCTGTAGATACGTCACTCCAGCCGGGTCGTCGGGGATTTCTGGCACGGAGTCCATGTTCCAATATGCTTGTAAGCCCCTGAACGGATTCACGCCGACCGGCAAGCTCGGCAGGGTCGGGCGCGGTATCTGAAAGAACGTCGAACCAATATCAAGAAACGCGATTCCGTTTTTCTCAATTCCACCCTGAATTAATTTGACCGTCTTGTTTCCGAATGTCGTATCGACCTCGAAACTGTCAGCGGCGGCGAGCGTGGTGTTCAGGCGGATGTATTCAAGGGTATTCTGGTTTATTATGCGCGGGCTGGTTGACGGGCCTTGGAAGCGGACGAGGAACGGGGCGGGGACGTCGCCGGTGTTGACAATGGGGACGGGGATTACGGAGCGGGTTACGGAAACAATGTAGTAGTCTGGAACGTTCACGTATACAATAAATATAGTACCGTCTGATCTGTTAATTGCAGAAACATAGGCACTTGCTGCGGCATTAATTACGCTTTCGCCGCTCCATGATGTGGTATATACCCGTGAAACTATATAGTAGTCAAGTATTCTGGTGTACGATAAAAATAAACTCCCATCTGATTTTTGAAACAAAATAGGTGCCACGACTTCAGCGGCATTAATTACGCTTTCGGAGCTCCATGATGTGGTATAGGTCCTTGAAACAAGATAATTGTCTGAACCTCTTGAGTAAACTATAAATAGGTTCCCGTCTGATTTTTCAATTATACATGGTCCGTATGAACTATTGGCATTAATTACACTTTCGGAGCTCCATGATGTGGTATATACTCGTGATACCAAATATCCATCTGAAGCCCTTTGATATGCCAAAAAAAGGCTACCATCGGATTTTTCTATTACGGAGGAGCCGTAAACTTCAGCGGCATTAATTACGCTTTCGGAGCTCCATGATGTGGTATATACTCGTGATACCAAATATCCGTTCGGCGCAGGACTTTTATATATAAGGAAAAGGGTCATATCATGAAGCTCGATCACAGATGGATATTCTATATCTCCCGTACCTATTACGCTTTCGGCGCTCCATGATGTGGTATAGGTCCTTGAAACAAGATAATTGTCTGAATCTCTTTGATATATTATAAAAAGACTTCCATCGGATTTTTCTATTACGGAGGAGTTATAAGAAGATGCGGGATTTATTATACTTTCATCGCTTGTTGTTGGCGTCGGTAAATTAATCTCTATGCCTATTACACTTTTCCAATACGGATCGCAAGCCGTAAACGTAACCATTGCCCGCATGTACGGGTCGCGGTAATCTTTATTTGGGAATACCATGGACGAGACGACGGCGCGGATGGTGTAGCTGTTCCCGTCCTCGTCGGTATAGGTCAAGTCGCCGAGGCCGTATTTCGGGGTGAGGCGCTGCGAAAGCTCGCGACGGTAAAGGGCGATATTGGAAAAATCATTCGGTTTCGTGATTGCCAATTCGACAACAATGTCACGGTTCTGCAAGAGCGAATCAATGTAGGTGGTTCCGTCCTGATAGGGCGCTTTCTGTTCTTGCCGGTCGACGTTTGGAATTCCAAGCCCTTCAATCTTGACAATAAGATACGGCCCGGTTTCAAACGTGATGGTTTCGTTCTGTCCGTTCAGGTAGACAAGTTTGCGGCTCATTTATAGCACCCCTTCAAAGGCCAGATTGCGAATCATTCTAGTGTATTCCTGTGCCGCTATGGAAGGGGTCACGGCAACGGGAGATTGAATTATAAACGTATTTCCGCCCGATGATCCTATCGGTGTACGGGTAGCCGGGGTCACGCTGGAACCGCGGGGAAGGTTGATCATCTCTGGGCCTTCCTCGTTGACCTGGGAGAGCCCGCCCGGCGCGAAGTCCGTGCCGCGCGCGAAAGCCGGGGCGGTTGGCTTGGCCTTGCTCATCGCAGCAATCTGGATACCCGAGACGGCCGCTGTTGCCAGCGCCGCGATACCACCGCCGACGGGCCCGAGCTGCGCGAATCCGACAATGATGGCG